TAGCGGTAACTTTGGTATATCTCAAGCTATGAGATCAAGAGGTTTAGCTACAGCTCGATACCAAGGTAAAGAAGCTATGGCTGACGTTAACAGACAACTTAAAACACAGCTTAATAGATCATTTAGTAAAGTTGCTATTGCGCCTGTTCAAGACTTTGCACCGCCTCCTCCACAAATGGAAAGTCCGGGTCTTGTATTAATGATGGGTATGGCAAATGCACTAGGTGAAGGATTAGGTGGTATGTCTGGTAAAGGTGATGGTTTAAACAATAACGTTAAATCAGGTCCTTCTGGTAGTGGAACGTCAATGGGACAGAACTATACTTATATGACAGACCCTACATTTGGTCATCAGATTAGAACATTTCAAAGTTATTAACTATGATTCCACAATATAATATTTCGGGTCAGTCAGTTACCCCTGAAGAAATCGTGGACATCATTCCCGAACAAGAAAAATCTGACAGACAAATACAACAGAATGAAGAAAAATATTTTCAACAACTAAAACAAGTTGAAGAAGATAAGCTAAGAAGTGATGCTAAAATGTTTAATCAGTTAGCTGACCTTTCTTCTACGTTTGGTGATTATTTAAAAAAAAGACAAGATAAATATAGAGCTGATAGAGAAGCAGAGATATCTTTAGATATTCTTACTAGAGGTGTTAGTCCAGAATTAGAAGCACAGTTTAGAGGTGAGAGAGATAAACTATTTGAAGATGATCTAGCAACACAAGAGTTTGCATCTAAATACGAATCCGAAACCGGTGACAGTATCACCGCTCAAGAATTTCGTAAGATGGCTGGCTGGGAAAAGTATATGGTTGCAGAACAATATGCTTTACAAAAGGCTAAAGATTATGACAAATATGTTTATGATGCTTATGAAACTACAAAGATAGATGTTTTCAGAGATGGTAAACAAGTGTCTGTTGGACACATGGATAATCTATCACCACAAGAACAAGCAGCTTTAGACGAGAAAATTAAATTTGAATATGCAAAGCAATTTGCAGGATTAAATCCAGCACTGGTAGCTACCGTTGTTAAACCAGAGATAGATAAATTTGATGAAATTAGACGTAAAAAACAAGCTACTATAAGAGAAGCTGCTTATCAGATACAAATGAAAGAATCTGATGACAAAATGATAGAGGTTGGTTTTGTTACAGCTAACCCCGAAGATGGACATCAACTAGCTCACGACTGGGCAGCAAGGTATGCAGCTAGAAATAGAACTTCTATACAAGCTGGAAGAATAGCATTTAAAGAAAGTCTTATCGAGCAAGTAGAACAGAATAAGATCACATATCCACAAGCTATGTCTATAGTAAATCACGAAATACAAGCTCGTGATGGTTCTATGAAAACAATGACTTCTTGGAAAGAATGGGATAATTTAGGTGAAGAGTTAGCAGAGGCGTCCGTTAAAGGTTCTGCTGCTAGAGACCAGAAAAAAGATAATGAGATAAATGCTGATCTAGAAATTATTAAAAGTTTAGAAAATCCTACTAACGAACAAAAAGCTCAACTGTACTCAATATATAAAGATAAGTATGATGGTTATGTTCCTGCTGAATTACATAGTGCTTTACAAGGTCATTTAGATGATGATGTTGCAAGGGACCAGCTTAATGAATCTATACGATTCCAAGGTGGTGTGTATGAGTTTGACTTAGCTAACGTCAGTACAACTGTCTTTAATGAATACAAAGATAAAATAATTAGTGCTGGTTCTTCGGTTCCCGGAACTGATGAACATAAGGAAGCTAATAAATGGATTAATAGTTACACTAACGATGGTATGGAAACTGAGTTAGGTGAGACAGATGCTAAGTCCCCACAGTGGTTAGCTCTAAATGATAATTTAAAAGAGTTATATTTTAGAACTTATAAGAATACTTTATATAGAGATGGGCAGAAAGTAAGTACTGAAGATCAAGCTAATAGGGCTGCAAAATTAGCAGTACAACAAGCTGTTAATGATGAAAAGACTCTTGCTATGATGATGAGCACAGACTTTACAGATGACGGTGATGAAACATATAACCGTATGATGCAAGTTTCTATGACTCAAGCTGCTGGAGGTAATTGGTTAAAACAAAAAATTACATCTAATAAGGTAGTAGATAAAGAATTAGTTATGTGGTCCCAAACACCACTAAGACAGTCAAAAGATTTACCAGCTTATTACAAAGATTTAGCAATGAGAATGGGAATTAACCCTATTGATTTAGCTAATTCTCAACTTAGATTTCTTGTAGATGAAGAAATTAAAACAGATAAAAAAGACGAAAAGTTTAATGCAAATGTATTAAGACTTTTATATAAATTTCCAACTCGTGAAAAAATCACAAGAGCAAGACTTGAGGTAGAAGGAGCTGGAGAACAAAATGCAAAAACATCTATTTATAACAAAAAAGGTTTAACAATAACGAATGAGTAACTGCGGTTTACTTGGCGTTTGTTAGCCAATAATTACCGTGGTAACTATGGAAGATGAATTAAATTTTCAGGTAGGCATATCTGGAGATGGACTTAGTGTTACAGAAACACAACAAGCAGTCCAAAATATGCAAGAGGCAGAACAAGAACGTGCCGTATTAAGAGAGCAAAATGCTCAAATAGAAGAAGCTAAGATTGAAGCTAACAAACCTAAAGAGGGTGTTAACCCAGTAGCTGAATTAGTTAAAGCTCCTATTGCTGGTGTAAGAGATGGTGTTGCTAATATCATCACTGCTCCTGAAAGAGTTATTGACTTTGTATCTGGTGAGATGGCGGAAGAAGCTGCAACTGAAGAGGGCTACGACACTGAGTGGGATGATTTTCTTTATGGAGAAAACGACCCATTAGAAACAAAAACTTGGTGGGGTGGTTTAATCAGAACAGGTACAGAAGTATTTACTACTTTAGGTTTATCAGGTGGTTTTGGAGGTGTAGGTAAAGTTGGTAAAGGTTTAAGTTTTATGCAAAGTCTTAAGACTGGTGCATTAACTGGAGCTAGATTTGACTTACTAGATAAAGACTCACAAGATGATAATATCTCTGGAATGCTAAAAGAAAAATTCCCTCTATTTGATACTCCACTAGCTACACAAGATGCTGACAGTCCAATAATGAAAACTGTTAAAAATGTAGTAGAAGGGATGATGATTGGAGGTGTATTTGATAGTGTTTTATATGGTGTTACTAAAGGCAAATCTAAAGAGGCGATAGAAGAAGTAATCCAATCTAGAAGAAAAAGTGTCAAGTCACAGCAACTAGAAGAAGCTGCCACACAGATGAAAGAGCCCGGATTTAGGGC